CATAATATAGTGATGGTACCCGTCGGATTCAATAACGGAGTTGTCATACCTGCTATGCATCCACCGCATGGCTAAGTTATTGATTTTATTGGGTTCGGCTAAGTGATTGATTTTGTTGGGACTCTCTAGGATGCGGTAGGAGCGGGCTGGAGTGGGTAGGCTCAGGCCGCGAGGCTACGTACCACCCGCTCCTGAGCCGTCTGGAGGAGAGCATCCTTGTCAATCTTGGCCACGTCAACCCGCTCACAGTTGCGCTGCCAGACCCAGACCACGTCCTGGTAGACTTCGACAACCTTACCCGAACGTAAGGGCTTCTTTACCTTAACGTCAGAGGTAGCAATTGCCAGCTTGTATTCGCTGGTTGAGCGATAGCCCATACCGTAGGTTGCAATCATCTGAACTACAACCTTCCCGATAGTACCCTTGCCGTTCCGACCGCGTACAACCTTTGCGATAGTGCCCTTCTCAATCTGGCGAACTGCAATCTCCGCGCTACCAAGCAGGCGATTATACTCGCGGTTGATCAACCATTGCTTGTGCTTTTCGCGGATCTCAGGAGTAGCATCCACCGTGATCTGGACAGGGTGCCAGCCCTCAGGATTCATGTCATACACATTGACCAGTATCTGCTTGGGACCATTGATATTTTCGTCCCAGACAAGGGCAAAGTCGGCAGTACCCCATATGTCGGACATGATCCGATAGCCGGTATCTACAATCTTTTCAAGCACATAGCCAGCCCAGTCGGTCTGGGTACCCTCAAAGCCGTTGTGTTGTTCAGTCCAAGCGATAGCCATTAGGAAAGTCTCCATTGATTGTCTGATGGACTAGATATAAGACCTACCACCCAAAAATTCAACGTTTATAAACGCATAGCAGGTATGTGGCCAAAGCATACCTGCTTACGCTACGTCATCTGTAACTCTTGCGGTTACTATAAAAATCGTCTATGACCTCGGCCTCGTCTTGGTTCTGAGTATAGGCTCTGGTCCAATTGCGAATCGGGCGTCTTTTTTGCCCTGCTCTCAGTTCTGCATATTCTTCATCATCATAATCTTCATGAGTGCCATAGTAATTCTTTTTGTACTTCATGTCAATACGCCTTTGATAAATTCAAACCTTTCTTGTTAAACTTGTCACGCCATTTTAGAAACGAGGACCCGTGACCAACTTCCTCGTTGTAGATGTATTGATAGTGATGAACCATTTCGTGGGCCAACACTTCAACGAAAAACTGTTTTGATTTGTATCGCTTGTTCATGAGCAACTTACACGTGCCAGCGCCAGGATTGGTCTGGTCATAATCGTACCACGCATGAGCGCCTCGACGCCAGCGTATATCGATTTCATCAATTTTTGGAAGGGATTCGTTGAATAGTTCGCGGTTGAGGATATTGAACCATCTCTGGCAATCCTCAACCGTTGTTTCATATTCGTAATGTTCTTTTGTAGACAGTAGTTTTGCAAGTTTCGATTTCTTAGACATGATCGTTCCTTCGTTAGATTGACCATGATGTAAGGCACTCCATCAATACGAAAATATATCTGGGAAAACTTCTTCAATCAACTTCTTGTTGAGATGTTTTACCTTGATACGTTTCAGTAGCATATCAGCAAAAATCTTAGCCTCTTTAGCCTCTAGCCCTTCCAGAATCTGAGTAAGGACTATCTTCTTTCTTTCCAGCGTTAGATTGGGATCAACCCTTGGATTGTTCTGCTCAAAGATATAGACGCGATTGATTTCCTTGTGAATGGAAGTATCACCCAATCCAATAGGCGCATTATTCTCACGATAAGGCGGCACCTCATCTATGACGAACTTGATTCCAGGATGAAAGTTGGCCCTCAGGACGCCTCTGAGACCTGGAGTTATATTGTAATATAGTATCGCCTTGGCTGCATCCTTGTGCGGCGCAGCTTCTAGTTCTTCAAACACTTCATGAATATTCTTAATCATATTTTCCTCAAAATTCGTCAATGACTTCCATTAGATTGCTCAACCGCTTTTCGATGAAATAGTTGAACATCTTCTGGCGAGTGCTTGGCTTGGTGTTTTCGTAAGCTTCCACAATCTGCTGCTTGATTGTCTCTGGAATATAATCCAGGTCAACCAGCATTTGATTGCGCTTGTATCCGCGAAGCATATTGTCGTTGATACAGAACTCTTCTGGAGTCTTACGCAGCCACTCGGCCAGCTTCTTAGTATTTATGACTTTCTGGCGTTCTCCAAGGGCAAAGGTATTGTCAGCAGACAGAAAGTTTGGAATGCCGTCGCCGCGGTCGCCACGAATAATATGCTCCTTCACGTACAGATGAGGATCCTGAGCCTCGACATATCGCTTGAGAATGGGAGAATACTGGATTACGTTGCTGTACTTCTGGAGTTGGACGAAATCTTTGTCAGAGGACAGAATAAGTACCTCTTCATTCGGTGAGGTTCTGGCCGACAGGACAGCAATAATGTCGTCCGCTTCTGCGCCCTCAACTTCCAGTACGCGATACGGAAAGTTTTCTTTCAGTTCGTTTCTAATCTTGCCGAGAGTATCAAAGATGAGATTCCAATCGAACTCGGACTTTTCACGATCCTTCTTTCGATTGGACTTGTAGAACGGAAACACATCACGGCGCCAATACTTCTTGCTATCGCAGCAGATGACGATATCGCCATACTTCTGCTTGAACTGCCGCGCATATGACCGAAGAGAGTTTAGTACCATATGACGAATCAAATCTTCTTCCAATTTGACTTTGGGATTTGAACCGATTTGTTGCATCAAATTAGAAATCAGGACCTGATTCAGGTCAATCAAAATCACATTACACCTATTAGTTGTCGTTAGTTTCTACTTCTGCTTTTTCTAGGTATTCTTTGTATTCTTTTTCGTTGGTAAAGATTTCCACATTGTCATCGACAAAGTTGTGGAGTGAATGCTTTAGACCCATGTTACGATATATAACACTTTTCAGAACGTCTGTCAAGAAAATAAAATCTTTGCTCACACTTCCATCATCATCTTCGATTTCCACTCCATAGTTTTCCAGTTCAGCAATAAGTCCAGTTGCAACTTCGCCAACGATTCCGTCAGCATACTTTTGCTTGCCCTTTTCCTTTTGCTTCTCTACTTCTTCCAGATTGACTGGAACTTCTCTGACGATTTTGTGTTCGGGAAACTTGAATACGTTTGTCATTTGATAATCCTTAGAAGCACGACATCACTATTTATGCGACCGTTCGCTTCCTTCGGCTTGCACTTAATTTCATCCATGAACTTGCGAAGAACAACCTTGCCGCCGTCAAGTAACTTGTTCACTTGTTCAGTCGGCTTTCGCAGTTTCTTCACAATGGATGTTTTCTCATCATAGCCAGTTACGGTGCAACCCTTGATGCCCAGCCCAGCAGGGCCCATAGCATTGTAAACAGCCATAGTTCGATATTTGGTATTGAACACCCAAAGTTGATTGCATCCAATGATCTGCTTTGGATCGACTGAAACGACATTGTAGGTTTCATCCTTCTCTTTGTACTTGAGTTTGGCCACAAGAACAGAAGCGGGCTTTTCCTTCTTCTTGCGTGGCTTACGAATAGCCTTTGCGATGACTGAACGAGTTTCAGCCGCTGAGATGATAGACTTGATGAACTCAATATAAGCCTTGAGTTTCGGCTTAGTCCAGTGTGAATAGCCTTCTTTCAGTTGTGCATCTTTGCCTTGCAGGGCATCGAATGCTTCTGAGTAAAGCGGCTTGTAATAGTCCGCAATTCGTTGTGCAATCTGCGGCTTTACATCATTTTGAGAGAGCCAATCAGAGGCTTTGAATTGAGTGCCGTTACGATAGTAGTTGTCCAGATGGACTTCGATATCGGCAATCAATTCACTAGCCCGATTGGCCACTCGCTCCTGAATGGAGATTACTTGCTTGACTTCTTCTTTGGCGCTGCCTTCTTCTTCGGCTTCGCTGATTCCACTACAGGCTTCGGCGAGGGCTTTAATTCTGGCAATGTTTCGCTCTTCGATTCCTTCTGGGAGATTCCCGCCCAGTAGTAATATACGAGAACTCCAGCCACAAGTGCGGCAAGAATGAGGATTAATTCTGTTGGCATTTTTTATTAACTCCTTGTCTGATTTATAAAACTCTTTTAGATATTCGATGACCCACGCCTTAGCCTGGTCTGAGTCATAGAAATAGTTGTACCAATTGTATGCTTGAGCAAGTTGTGCGTTTGTGACTTCGCCACGCAAGTCTGGTTCTGATCCAAGATACTTTTCATCTGCAAACTTACCGCGAATCGCTTTCTGCTTCTTTGCCATACTTTTCCTCTAGCACTCTGAAATCGATATCCTTGAAGTCGGAAATCACACAAATTCCATACTCAAGATATTCATAATTGTAACTGATCATCTCGGCATAGTCAAGTGCTAATTCAATATTGGTAAACATCTTGTCGGCATGGAAATAATCCCAAATCATTTCAGGATCACCTTGCCATCGGAACGTTTCATCGGAAAAGTTTCCGTAGATATTATCAATTCCTTGATGATGTCCTACACGATATTCTGGACCTCTTGTGTGCAGAATATAAATTCCATTATCTGAACTCATTACTTCTTCCTGTTCTTAGCAGCCTTCTTGCGCTTACTAGAACCAATCTTACGACGACCCTTGCGCGGTCTATTCTTATGTGGATGTGGCATTATACTCTATTCACTCCTATATATTCAATTGTGTTGATTGAGTCGAGACGGAATGACCGCCAACCCGAATTATCTAGATCCCATACGGCTAGAACTTCATCGTTTTCTGCGCGAGGTAAATGTCGCACAACTGGCTCACTCTGCTTTGGAACATAATCTTCCATCAGAGTACAATTCATTTCCCGTGTAGAGCCGTCTGTCTTTGTAAAGATAACACGGGCCATACACTTTGTCAAGTTTTCTCTGAGTGTGTTCTTGTCAATCATATTATTTTCTCTCTTACGGGCAATACATTTCTCTTCGATCTATATAAACACCATCGACTAAAACACGACGAATGACTTCAAAGCATCCGCCGTTTGCAATCGGCTCATCCATATACACTGGCGGCTGGGCATATACTGGAGGAACAGCATATTCTGGACCAGAATCTAGAATAAGTCCGCCAACTACACCCGCGACTGAACCCCAAAGATATGGATCCTGATACCAATTGCCATTATCATACTCATACTTGTAATTATAGTTATAGTTCCAAGTGCCACCGTGATGACGCCTATGATGTCGATGTGGCTTTACTGGTCTATGATGCTTGAATTGCTTCTGCTTTTCTCCTGAAATGACAGGAGTAGAAAGTAAAGTTGATGCAGCAAATACTGCTGCTATAATTGTGATAAATGTTTTCATCCTTGTAACCCCATTATTCCTGTGCTTTCGCAGTAATCGGCAAAGTCTTCATATCCACCGATGCGCTTACCACGAACAAAGATTTGCGGCAAAGTCAACGGCAGATTTTCAGGAACAAGTTCACGCAATTCTTCGCGGGTAAAATCTGTTCCAAGTTTATACTCTATATATTTCAGATGCAACTTGTTCATTAGTTCTTTAGATTTGACACACCATGAACAATCATCTTTGGTATAAATTTTAATTTCCATTACTCAGACTCCCAGTAACGACAGTGAAAATATTTTCCACAACTATCTATCTCACTTTGTGGATAGCCATTTTGTACGAGCCAAGAGTTGACATTCTTGATATCATCAGGAAGAATCTTTGGAAATCCATATCGCCAACCGCCTGGCGGATCGATATAAGTTTTCTTTTTCATTCTACTTCTTCTTCTTTCATTACGATAGCATTATGTCCACCGATATTCTCAGCCCAAAGTATAGCAGCACTTGAACTAGATGTAAATACTTCTGATTGATACCAATATGCACCAATTCTATAACTCACAGTGTACTTTTTCATTTCTATTCCTCTTTATGTTTACGCATGACCCGCAAATTGGCCATTGCCAGGATAAGCCAGTACAGCATCCATTATGTGTTCTTGAACTTGACGACCGAGGTCATCCAGACGCCAGCGATGCCGCCTAACTTTCGCGTACTTCAGGTACGAGAAGGTTAGCATATACTCATGCATAGTGCCACATGAAATTGAACTTTTCCGTACTTCAGGTACGCGAAAGTTAGGAAATGCCCCTTCACCTCGTTGGCGTAACCTTCGTAAGACGGAGTATTATACTCAGCATATATTACATCATCAGGCTCAGGCACATCCATCTCAAACTCACGTTGAACGTCAGCCCAAGATCCAAACTGTTCACGATAAACTTCCATCACACTTTTCTCCCAAGAGTTTCAACATCAGCGCCATCAGTTATGTACTGATAGCCAGTTTTGTTCGCAATAGGTGCCAAACGCTTCTTCTTTTCTTCAATCGCCTTCGCAGTAGCTACAGATTCCTCACGGTCGCGCTTCCACTTGTAGTCATCAACGGACCGCTTGAAGCCATTGCCGACGGAGTTAGACAGCGGCGGCAGAGACTTCTTGACCATCGGCTCAGGCAGATTGATCGGCCGTTCCTTGACCGAACCACTCAGAATGGACTTGAAATAAGCCTTGCGGTCTTCGCGCAACCGCAGCGTCTTCTTAGACGGCCTCTTACGACCAGATGAAGTCTTAGTATATACGAGTGCCATTAGTCATAGTCCTTCAACATTTCCTGATATGAACCAGGCACAAACATTATACACTCGGACGGTTCATAAAACAAGATGAAACCGCCAATCCAAGTAGTATTGATGTTCCAGTTTTTTTCATGCCGATCATAGCGATACATGACCGCCATTACACCCAACCTTCTGAATACTCTTCCTGCTTCGTCTTGTAATGCTCATGAAGACCCGTCAGAAAGGAATTGATATCTTCAAGCGGTATGTCCATAATACGCTTTTCGGCTGCGACTGTCAAGACATATTCTGCCACCAGAACAGGAATCTCGGCATAGGACTCATATGGCTTACGCATCGATTTCCTCTTCCTCGTCTTCGTCAACAAAATCGGAATCTTCGTTATAGTGGTCGGCCAGTTCGTCCCAGTCAACGCGGCGCAGGAACGCATTCATGATATCAGCCGCGAGAGACGAATCGGGAACCTTGTCCATTTCCATTTCAACGACCATCTCTTCAAGATAGACGCCGTGAAGCTTTTGTTCGGAAGCCATGTCAGCGAAAACATCGCCGTACCACATGCCAACATTCCAGGTTTCGTAGTTAGCCCAACCGTTATAAGACATTAGCGCATTTCTCCATATTGAACAAGCTTGATATTGAACAGAAGCATCTCAGCTTCAAGCGATTTGTAGATGGCTTCGGCCATGGACTTGGTTTGATACTCACGGCGGATCACTCGGCCGTCATCAAACTCTATTTGATAGTAGAAGCGCGGCCGCATTAGTTCACTCCAGTCCAAACAACGCGGTTCCAAGTCTGACGGTCGAGAAGATTGCCACGACCAAAATTGGTCGCAGGAGCCTTGAACGAAGCAGCCTTAAGGATGGTACCGAGCGGGAACTTCCCAGCCTTGTTCACAATGAACGAGTGAACCCGATCCACAACACCGTTGCGAGTTTCAACAACCTTGATGTAGGAAGAGCCAGGCTGAAACTCAATTCCTCGCTCGGCAATCATTTCTTGAACATGCTTTTCAGAAGCACGATTTCCCCACCACTTGATATAGTCGGTCTTGATATGATCAGCATAATCGGTAAGGAATTCAACGGGGAGGTTCATCTTAGCCATTCGTTTTTCTCTCTCTTGTTACTCTTATAATATAGTGCTGATAGCTAGGAAATACAAGACTGGAATGAGAATACCTGCTATGCGGCGGATGCATAGCAGGTTGGCTAAGTTATTGATTTTAATGAGGTTTTGCTAAGTTATTGATTTTATTAGGTTTTTATTGTCTTGAGATACTGACGAACAAATGCATCGTCCAGTTGCACTCCCAGTTTTTTCAACTGGCGGTATTCTTTTGAATACTCTACACGAAACATGCGAACCAATCCAGTTTCGCTTTCATTCCGAAATCCATTCATGGCGTTCAGAAACATTCTTCCCCATGCGGTCATGGTAGGACTCTCCTTGTTATGTTGTGATACACATCTATTTAGCACATGCAGCATTTATTAGCAAGTGCAATAGTGTCGCAGTTAATCCTTCACATGTGAACAATGTACACGAACTTGAAGAGATTCGTTATAAAACTCTTCCGATATTATTGCATGATGAAACATAATATAATATGCTTCCCAATAACTGGCCGTTCCTCTTGTCTTGCAGAGTTTTACGATTTCACGACTAAACTTATCTTCGCCCAATCTATCAACATCGGCGATGAGTGCTAGATTTGAACCGAAATAAGATTTCCAGTTACTCTCTTTTTGGACTTTCTTTCTTCTCTTTTTGCCTTTGACTTTTTGTCTTCTGACAGATGTGAAGATTTTTTTACCAATATATCTCTTGTTATTTTCTAGATTGGTGATGATGTAAACGAATGCTGCATAGCCGACAACTTCATCATCACCAATCTCTTTACCTTTGTAAGTCCACATAACACTCTCCTATGAGAGTATGTATGCTACTTGTCAGATTGTGCGATAGTAGGATTTCCTGCCCAATCAGGATATGATGATGACATGTTATCGTATGTTGCTCCGACAGCACCGCATGTTACTCTACTCGGACATCCTGAGACGGAACACACATAGCCCCAAATCTTACCATCGTTGAAGTTTTTACCGCATTTCGGGCATCCATAACTATTACCAAAAACATAGTCATCTAATCTGGTAGTTTTAGGAGCAAGTCTCTTACCTTCTTCTAGACCAACAGCAAAACCGTCCTTGAATCCCTTTGCATAATCATCACTCATTTTCATCATCCTCTAAATCAAGTTCGTCTTCATTAAAGCATTCTTCACCACAGAAGGAACAGAAACGAGGCTGCCCCTGTGTTTCTTCATAGTCGTAAAGCACTTTGTATGATGACTCACAGAAGTTGCATTTAATCTTCTCTACTTCTTTTGTCATGTTGTTCTTTCTCTTGTTCTATAGCTTTTTCTATACAAGCTAGGGCAAAACCAAGATTGTAGCTTCCGCCCTCTCCTGTTGTATATAGCTTGAGATTGGATATCGCTGCCTCTGCATTTTTGATTGGATCATCATACAGAGGCAGCGCAAATAGTCCCATTAGATTTCGCATCCCGTGGCGCTTGAACAAGCCAGCTCCTGCGAACCTGTTGTAGCATCAGTTTTCTCGTATTTAGCGAGATCCATCCAATTGATGTTCTTAGGCATCTTTGCAAGAAGTTCTTCATACTCTTCTTTGGTGCAATCTTGATAAGGTGCCTGTTTGTAACTATGATCACTGAATGGTAAGAATGAAACACCACTGAGTTCATCAAAATGTTCATATACCCAAGCACCGACTGTTGGCCATTCTTCTTCACGAACACTTACGGTGATAGAGGGTTTGTGTTCGCACCAGTGGCGCTGATAAGTCAGCCAGATTTCAAGTTGATTAATAGCAGACATATCTTTACGAAATACAGCATATTCAGGAGACTTCATAGGAAATGAAAAAACATAAGTGTGATCTGGTTTCATTACATCATCTTCACATGGAAATCCCATATCTTTCATCATCTTTGCAAGAGGATCTTTCTTATCTGCTCTTACAGTGCGAATATAATATGGAGCATGTCTTGCATGAATGCCGCTTGCTGAGTCTACAAGAGCTGATACAGTACCAGAAGGCTTAACGCAGGTAATGGCAGCAGACACAGGAATATTAAGCTTCGCAGCCCATAGCTTATTAGTCTTGACAGCTTCATCACGTAGTCCCTCCAACATTGGCCCGAGATGTGCAACACCTGCAACCTTACCATTTGTAAACTCATTGTCCATAATGCCAGTCAATGACACACCAAGCAAACGCTCTTCACCGCAGTTCTCTTGCCACTTCTTGCTCAAGTATTTGAAGTTGATGAGTGTTGACTGGAATGTACCAAGTATAGTTGCGAGTTTGACTTTACGCTTGAGACTTTCTGGGGTGTCATCTCCTCTAACGACAACCTCTGTGAGATTACAGAACTCTCTGGAACGTAGAATGATTTCACTACATGGATTGGTGCCGAAATCGTGATCCGAGTCTCGTCTTCCAAACTTCTCTGCCTGCTTCTTAGATGCCTGACGGGAGAAGATACCACGCTCACCACTGCGCGACTCATAGAGCGAAAGCCACTCGCGCATGAAGATACCAACGTCTGGCTTTTCCTTTGCGACGAATGAGTTATTTGCGAGTGCGCGTTGAACATTTTCTTTCCACCAGTCACCAGACTTCGCAACGCGCATACGGTCGTCTGAAAGGTCAGATAGAGAGATAAGAGCGGAACGACGAACACCACCAACAACCACGATCTCGGCAATCTTACATACAATGTCATGGCACTCCAATGTTGATAGACGGCGACCAGCAGCCCTCTTAAATGTTGCTACAGTAAACTTAAACAAATCTTCAAGTGGTGCTGGACCAGATGCGCGACCACCAAATGTCTTCAACGGAGCGCCAGCAGGACGAACCTTAGAAACATCCCAACGCGGCACTTGACCTGCATAAAGAAGATGAATAAGTTCCTTTAATGCTTTTGCCCAACCAAGCTTTGAGTCGGCCACAAGAATAGTAGTATCTGTATCATGAAAGTCATCTGCAATCACAGGCAGTTGATCTACAAACTTGCTTTCTACAGAAAATCCAACACCAGTTCCATTCATGAGAATGTAAAGAATTTCATCGAACGAACGAGGAGAATCTACAGCAACATAAGAGCAGTTATAACCAGCCACGTTCTCACGCTTGAGTGCTTCACCAGCAGTCATAAGACAACGCATAGATGGCATGATTTCAAGATTAAGAACTGCCTCTTCTAGTTCCTTGCGTTCTTCTTTGGTTACAGTATAACCTGTAACTTCCTTGACATGCTCATCAAAGAAATTGAAATACCGAGCAACTGTTTCATCCCAGTTCTCTCTACGATTTTCATCCCACAGCCAACGGGCATAACGAGACTTATGAATGAACTCTTGATACAGAGACGGTAACATATTACTGCCTGACATACGAATACTCCTAAATTGTTTTTATTGTTCTAATACGGTCTTAAGTGAGGGGAATTGTTCAACGATAACATTCCAACATTGTTCTGCGATTATACGATGCTCTTTCTGCGTTCCGTTGGCCATGCGTAATTCACAGTAATGGATCCAGCTGCGAAGTGAACCTGACATATACATGCGTGACATAGTGAGGCCTTCAGGAAGAACTACACGGGCTTGTTCTTTTGCGATACCATTCTTGATTGCCCAATCATAAGCTTCATTTGCATCAGCTTTGATTTGATTTTGCCATTCATTCCACATATGATTCAACTCAAAATCTTCATCACCATTGTCTAGTTCTATACTGTTTTGACGATTCTTTTGATCTTGTCTACGTGTCTCACGATTTGGTGCAAAGTTTTGAACCTCAGCATAACGCTGTGAGAACTCTTGAAACGAGAACGAGCGATGACGAAGGATCTGTCGTGCAATGTCGCGCGTGGTATTGATTTCCATAACAAGATGTACCATCTCAAACGGCGACCAGTGCTTGTTCTTCACAAGATACTTGAGCAACTTCTCACTATCTGGATTATCCTGATTAGCAGGATTAGATACCCTAGCACAGTATGCAATCAAATCTTCTGCATTATCCATAGATGAATTTACCATCGTCGGCTGCGTCACGCCGACCAACTTCACATTATTCATTATCTCTGTCCTTTATAACGTCAAATCCAAACTCATTGATCAATCGCTGATGATCTTCAGGATCATCAAACACAAAGAAGTCCCATGGCCAATCTGTGCTGGTGCAACGATAAGAAGTCTTAGGCAACCATTCATACAATCTAGTATACTTTGGTCCGATACCCCTAGCACGATAGTGAATAGATCCATCTTCTTCACGCCACCAATAGACGCCTAGTACATCACTGAAATTCATATTATACTTCCTGATATGTCTTGATAAAGATTTCATTCTTGCAAGGATAGAACTCACCGTTCACACCCTTGATGATCCAGTCGCCTGCATTTGCTGTCATGCGACCTTCTAGCGTATCGATCCACATTGTTGGCGGACTAGTTAAGAATCCAATAGTTGGACTGTTAATCCATTCTTCTATATCTAACACGAACTTTGCATCTGTCAATTGCATCGCCTCAATCGTTACTGGCCTCTTTCTAAACTTTCTCACTAAATTTTCTTCCATCTTTCAAACTCCAACTTTGCCCTAAGATCACAGAACGTATTTCTATCTATAATACTCTGGATTTCACTAGGTGTCGCACCTGACATAATCCAGTCGTTTATGTCTTTTTCTTTGATGTGTGAAGGCCAAATAAAAATATTTTTATTTTGACTGATTGTCTTGGCCATCTGCTTTACAATAGCAGCATTTCTCGGCTCATTATCATGTATGAAAACATAATCATGATTGCCAAGCAAAAGAGATACATTATACAACGAAGCGTCCATAGTTGCAACTGAATTTTGCAAGAACATACTATCAATCGGACCTTCTACCACATAGATGCGCTTATTTGGATCAACTTTATTTGCTCCAAATATCTTTGCGTTTTCTTCATCTAACTTGATTGTAATATACTTAACCTTACTATCACCGATTGCACGACCTTGAAATCCAAGCAATTCATCGTCAACATCATAAAAAGGAAAGATGATCCGCTGTTCTTTGTAAACAGTCTTATCATAATCAGGATGAATATCTTGCACAAAGTCTGCAAAGTTTTCAGCATAGTATATATCGTTCAGTTTATCGGCAGGAATCTTTCTGTTTGTCAGATATACTCTAGCAGGATGGTTGTCAGACAAGGAAGATATTGTCGGCAGATTTATCTTAGTTGAGAATGTTGGCTTCTCACGGGCCATAGAAAAATCAGGCTTCGCAACATTACCAGATGACTCGTTCTTGTATCTTTCCAATTGATACTCACGATACAAAGATGGATCGATAATCTTGATGAAGTTGCCAAGAGACAGACTTGTTCCGCAATTATGGCAAGTGTAGAATATGTCCGACTTGCGGCGATAGAAATAGCCGCGAGCCTTGATTTTGTTCTTGCTGGAATCGCCACAGATTTTGCAGCGACAATTCCACAAGTATTCTGATTTTTGCTTAAAACGTTCCAGTTTTGGAGAAACTAAGGAAACGAACTTCTTGTCGATGAATAAAGACATAATGCCACCTAATGATACTTAGATGGCATTATAACAGGTAGGTTTAGAAAGTCAACGATTACTTCTTAGTCTTCTTAGATGGTTCTTCCATTCCAGTTACGGCTTTATTTTGAAGTATCTTAGCCTTCTTATTCCATTTCTTCTGGCCGAAACGACTGATAATTCCGTCAGCAACTTTTTTAGCATTTCTAGCCATTTTAGCATCCTTATGACTAAAGTCTTCACGAACTTGCTGTAGTTTGCTATAAAAGTTCTCTCTGATATTCATTGTAGTTGTCCTTAATCGAATAGTTTGGTAATGTTGATTGCGTTGTTGGCTATCAAGAAAAGAAGGAATGTGATGATAGCGGCGATTCCGTATTTCCATGTTTCAATTTGACCAAGACGAGTTCCAAATCCTTCGTCCTTCTTAGTCAAGTCTTCTCTAATCTTTTTTAGTTCTTCAAGGATTTTATTTTCGGTATCTTCAATCTTGTCCGTCAATTCTTTGTTGACTGTATTGATTCTATTGTAAACGTCTTTTATGTTATTCTGCTGTTCCTGTCTACGCATTTCCAGTATACCCTGCACTTCATGAGTGATTCGTTCTTGTGTTTCAATCCTCTGCTCTTGCAAAGATACCATACGTGAAAGACTTGATGCAATCTCCTGCATCTTGTCAATCGTCGTGTCAAATTTATTCAACAATGCTGCCATTGTTGTAACGTCTTTCTTGAGTAGTTCTATCTCAATTCGGTTTTCTTGTTCTGTATCCACGACGATTGACCTTGTTCGTATATTTATTTCTTCTTGTTTGTTGGTGAAACTGTTGTCGCGGTAACCATAACCTGTGGCACTTGACCTTGCTTTTCCATCACACGACTACCAAACCAGAATGCGATGATTGTTGAAAACAGAGCCATAGTTTCTGCATCCCAAACAGCCTTCAACATTTCTGGCACAGATTGTCCTGTGGTCAACATGACATATGCTGCTGCAACTTTCACTGCAATGAACACAAGAAAGAATGTATATGTTATAACAGGGCGTACAGAAGCGCGGAGTGCGTTAATAAACTTTCCACCATCAATAGACTTATCATGATCAAGAGCAGATTGTCGAAGCTGACTGTCAGCCCTAACCATCTCAATATTAAAATCGAGATTGGCCTGGCGCTCGGCTGCATCCAACTTAACCTTAGTGAGTTCAAGTTCATACTTTATCTCCTGCTTACGCTCAAATATTCTCACAATGGAAGGCAATAGACTTCCAATAATACCAAAGAGAGGTGATAACAATGCTAAAAACATATTTTACTCCTTTAAATTGGACCTGGTGTAGAATCTGGTCTAATCTGTAATATCGTTGTAGTAACAAATGCAATTGGTGTGTCAGTATCGCCTGTGTAAAACATGTATTGCCTACGAGTAATTACACGATGTCCAGTTTGTTGATTTCCATTATTATCATAATATGTAAAGTCGCCTAACTGCTTTGGTGTATCCCAATGTCCTGTAAATGTTCTACCACTAACATCTTCACTTGGTGACCATAACGTAGTTGTATAACTATCATTTTCATAGTTCACATCGAAGTGTCCATAATAGATTCTATCAGTAAAGATAGATGAACTGCCAGAAACAGTAAGGTCAAAAGGAATTGAACTTGAGTGTGGATTTGGATAAAGTAAAACAGTTGGAAATGCCAAGTTAACATCTAAATTATTTGAATATGCTGACGGTAAAGTATAGTTCTCTATACCTTCTGGATAATTATGGTCTGGTCTATTGCCGTTCCAATCGTAATTATCGATACCTGTGATATTCAATTTCAAAGTTATTGGAAGATAGTTTATGATTGTAAATGATGGTGAACCTGCCCATGTGTGGTCGCCGTCGCCAGAATACTGCAAAGGATTCAACGAGCGAATGTCTGCAACGAATGTGCTGTCAGAATCGCTGGCATTGACTCTATGAACTCTCATAGCATCACTGTGAATGTATTGCTTTGATATATCTGTGCCAGAAGATGTTTGGTCAGGGTTCATAAATTCCCAATGAGCGTTGATGTTGCTCTGCGATGTCAACTCTAATGTTATGCCATCAAAGAATGGTGTAATTGTCATTTCGCTTTTTCCTCTTCTGTAGTCGCATTGTTTTCAATAATCATCTTTTCAATCTTCTCTTGACCGCGCGTCCATGCACTCACACCGATAATTGCGGCCATTGCTAGATGATAGAAGCCGCCATCTTTTAGAGTGATAGGATCCCAGTTGTTATCAAGTTTCAAATAATAACTCAGTCCGAAATCAAAGAATGGAAAAATAATGAAATCAAACATACAGACAGCAAAATACTGCCAAGCAATTGCTGGTCGCCAGTATTGTTTGATCCACGATTCTTCTTTCATCCAAGTCTCGCAAACTGCCAGTGCATACCGTCGCAACGGCGCTCGTCTAGTGTATTATTGTTTCCGTTCCAATCACCGCCCCACACAGCACCAGTTTTCTTCCATGCATCTAACACTTCTGGAAACTGAGCGAAACGAGGTGTCTGGTCACCGAGTCCGTTGTTTGCTGGATCCAAGTCGATAGCACATCCCCATGAGTGCATTGATAGACTTGTGCCACCTCTCATCAAACGATAGTTATACACACCGCCAAAGATAGAAACTCCCCAGTGATCTAGTGTAGTCTGTTTACCGCCAGCAGCTTTGTGTAAATTGTTGAATGCTTCTTGAAAGCCAACAAGACAGTTCTTGTTTACCTTGAAGCGAGATACTGGCTTGCCAGCATATGTGATGCGAAATGGTGGAGTGAAATATACAAGATATTCCGATTCCCACTTCACAGATGGTGTTGTTATATTCTTACCGCGTGGATTTCCATAGAAAGAATCACATTCGCGTTGTAATGGCCAAGTTGTCATACGTTTTTCCCATATCTTGCGAAACACAGTGCGCCTGTGTTTTCGTCTTCTATAATAATAGCACCCTTTTTATTCTTCTTTGCTTCCATACGGATGTGATGATAAGTGTCATCTTCATCCAAGTATTTGCGCCAGTGTTTTCCCTTACGCTTTGCTTCTCTGATTTGATTGAAAACTCTGGAAGGAACTATATAAGTTTCGATTCCCATGAACTTCTTGCCGCGGCGTGCCATTGGCATGAGTTGTGCTGGACGACCTGGTTCGCCTTGTGGACCGACACCGATTCCAGCAATATTGCCACCACCAGCAGCATTCACAGGAGCATCTTCGTCTACATAAGAACCCATAGTCTTGCCAAGCGGAATAGGTTTCTTGTTTCTCTTTGCATCAATCTCTTGACCCATAGCAGAAAAAGGAGCAGACATTCCACCATCACCAGATGTTCCTGCTCCGCCTAAGTTCTCTTTAATCTTTTTTCTAACTAACTTCATTATTCTCTTGACAACCTCTTGACAAAGCATTATATTGGCTATGTCCGCTATGATATGAATACCTATATATCTCTTAGTCTCTTTCCAACAAACAAGTCAACTGAGATGTTTCTTGACCAAATGTCTTTACCTCTGATGCCTGTAATATAGTCTGGCATATAATCAAGAAACATTAGAAACGTTTTTAGTATCTGATAGTCTTGTTCATCTAGTTTAAAGAACAACATTCTAACAGCATTTCTAGTTCCAAAAACATTAGAGAGGATGATAATGTGATTTAGTATCAGCCTCTCTTTTAGTTCTCCAGTTGTTTTATACCTCTTGATAAGTCTCTTTATATACTTAATACGCTTTAAGTCTTCCTCAAATTCACTCATTATACAGTTAGGAGAATCATAGCACTTCATGGCATATATCATGAAGTTCTCATCATTTAAATCATCAATCATTATTTCTTTTTACGAATCATTTTCTTAGTTTGTTTCTTAGCCTTAGCTGAAATTGTTGAAGCGCGGCGGTCAGGATTAACTTTTTCTTTTCCTTTCTGAACAAAAGGAGGAACAAATGGTTCATTTTCTTCCTTCTTCATCATATTAGAAAGTGTTACCTTCTTTGCACCCATCTTCTTCTTGAGATTAGGCATAGGTTCTTCATTCATCTGTGTGAATGTCTTACCCTGCTTTTCATGCTCAATATAATCATCAACATCATTTGATTGCTTTTCAGACTTCATCTTATTGACTAACTTGTAAAGCATCTTGGATACACCACCCATAGAACGCTCTTCCGTAAGGTCTGTCTCATCATCTTCCACTTCTGAATCAAAGTCGGCCATGATTTCGTTCAGTTCGTCTTCATTTACTACACTAGCGAAGACATCAAACATACCTTCGTCATTTAGTGACCATTCAAAATATACGAACAGTGGAGAGTCGCTGGCGGTTACGACTTCTCCCTGATCGTTTATTCCCATCTTTTCACCAAACTGAGAGATTTCAAAAACATCATTACCGTGATTTTGATCTAGAAAGATTGCCTTAGGGAGAAAGATTTTGTAGTATTCAAGAACCTTTCTAACATCCTCCAATGCGTTGTATGGAGTGCGAAACACATTAGCAGTTGTTACTTCCAAGTTTGAATTGATAGCATCAACTACTGTTGGATCATCAATGGAAATACCACCATCATGATTGTATATCGCAGGGTCAAAATCTTCTGCTAGATATTCATTAAATCTCTTCATTGGTTACCGCCATTTCTTTCTATTAGGTGCCTGGGAAATACTTATCGTCGCCTGGATCGTCACCAGTAATAGAACCCATAGCAACTAGGGTTTCGTACTGAACGCGGCCTGCGCGACCACCAAGTGTTACTGAGAACGTTGCTGGTGTAATATTAGCACCGCCAGCAATAACTGTAGGAGCAACGTTGAATCCAGCACCACCACTTACGATGGTTACTGTTGCAATTACGTTCTGTCGAGCATTAGATGAATATGATTGCATTGTGTTTAGTGAGTTGGCAATTGTGTATGAAACATTAACTGTTCCATCACCGCCACCACTGATTGTCAAGAAGCCAGCAGAATTGTATCCCTGACCACCGCTTGTGATTGAGATTGATTTGATTGGACCTGTGCCAATCTTCTGTGATACCCAACCAGCGTGAGCAACTTTCTTACCGTCTACAAGTGTATTGGCTGCTTCTGTTGCAGACACACCGTATACAGCACCGTAATACTTTGCTGTGTTGGCCTTACTGCCGTTGATTGTAGAGTTTGAAACTCTATATGTTGTGTTGGCATATAAAGGCTTACCGTTGCCTGTGATGCCGTCTAGATTTGTCCAAAGTGACATTTACTTTCTCCTTATTGAGTGCCTATCATAGCCGAATCTTGTTCTGGTGTAGTATTTATTATTGTTGACTTGGTATTGGAAGATTTCTTATCTTCTCCAAGTCTGTATCTTGAGTTTTGTCTAGAGCTTAATGGTTTGCTACGATACTTCATCGCAGATGCTCTTGTTTCTGTTTTGCCTAAAGTTGCTTTATGAACATTAGAACCTACCATTGATCCTGATTGAAACTCATTCAGTTCGTCTTCTTTCACTACACCGTGATGAATTTCTTTAGTTGCTGATCCTGGTCGTCTGTTTGGACTTGCAGGATCTTGTATGTCGGCTCCAGCACCCATATATGAACCACCAGAACCGATCAACTTTTGTTCCATTTTTATTTTGCGGAACTTTTTAATCATTTCCGCTAATTGTTTAGTGTTCATTATTTGTTTGCCTGCGCTCTTGCTCTTAAATAATTTAATTTATCTCCACCACTTTTAAATGTTTGAGATAGTTTTTGACCACCATCTGCTTGTGCTCTGGCCATCAAAGTTGCATCTTTTGTCGATGCTCCTGCTGTTCTCATTGGTTTTAAGGTTGGTGCTGCTGAGATCGGTTTTTTTGATGTTGCTGATTTAGTTGCGGTAGATGTTGTTGGCGCAGCCTTCAGTGTTTTGTCTGCACCAAATCCACCTAATGCACTAGCAGATTTTTGAGCTTGTAATGCTCTACCTCTATCAACACCAGGTGCATTTGGTTTAACACTTGACTTGCTTGTGCCTTGACCCATCATTGGACTTGCTTGTCCTTGTGGTCTTGGAGCAACATCACCTGATTGTTGTCTTTGTAGAGCTACACTAGATTGTGGTCTTGGTGCAACATCACCTGACTGCTGTCTTTGTAGTGTCATATTTGGTTGAGGTTTTGGTGCAACATCACCACCTTGCTGTCTTTGAGCAATAAGTTCTGAACGGCGCTCACCCATTCTTCTCTGTCTTTCGGCTGCCTGCATACTTGATGAAGATGCCGCAAAACCTGCTGGAGTTCCTGGATAAGCTGCAATCTCCGCCACAACCTGTTCTTCAACAGAAGCTTTTACGCTCGAATTGTGGCGGTTATTAAAACCCTCGTCCATCTTTTTCTTAGCAATAATCTTTTTTGCAATCTTATGTGCCTTCATGATATTTTTCTTTTTCATTGGTGGCTCATCACCAGTAGACTTCTTTACCGCAGCCATACCAACTGCATAAGCATTAGATTTAGCTTCCTTGATGCTCATAATCTTCTTCTTCAAAGCAGACTGATCAGCAGGAGTTACTTCTTTCTTTGGCTGAGAAACTGTGGAAATAGAAGATGCTTGACCTTCTGCATATGGATCAGTTTTAGGTGCTTCACCTTCTGATACAGGACGAACGCCCTTTTTAAGAAGCTTGAAATCGTGACCGTCAACTCTACCATTTTTATTGGCATCAATTCTATGTTGATTGCCTACTAGCTTTTCATCAAGTGCTTCTTCACTCTGCATTTTTTTAATTTGCGCTTTTGTTACATTTCCAGCAGCTTTAACGTTGCCCTTTTTAAGGGCTTCCATTCTTCTGAAAAGATCATTAGTAACACGTATTGCATTTATATCTCTAGGTCCTAAAGGTCCTCTTTTAGGCTTTACCTTATTTGGTATACCATACATCTTTATCTTTTTTTCATCAAGTTCTTCTTCTTCTAATCTTTTTTTAGGTCTATTAGCAGGAACAACACCTTTCTTACCGTCAATCTTATCGCCTGCCAACTTTATCATCTTTGCATGTTTAGCTGCTTTTTTTGCCGAATTTATAATGAAGTCTGATGCGCCTTGAGGTGTTTTTTTTAGTTGCCAGTCCTTCATATTTCTAAGTGTTGCGTGAACTTGCGTTTTACGCTTATCTTTATAGTTTTCTAAAGTTTCTGGAGACAATTCATTAAGTGTTTCTACACCTTCTGTCAATACTGTCTTATATGCAGCATCCCATTCGCCCTGACGTTCATGTGGAAGAGCCTTACGGTCTGTTACACCAAACTTTTCATTTACCAGTCTGACAGCATCACGCTCAGCCTGATTCTTTTTCATCACTTCTTGGACTGCGCCAATTAATGGATCGTTTTTGTTAAGCATTTTAGTTGTCCTCTATGGAGTTTATCTATATTTATCTAAATCTTATTCTTCGCAATTCCATTTACGAAGGGCTTTATTGATACGTGAATTTGGGTCTCGGGCTGTCTTTGCAGAAGTTAGACGCTTCTTCATTCCTCCCATACGAGCACAGAATGACTTACGGCGGTTAGCTGCTTTGCTTCCCTTCTTTAACTTAGATGGCTTTGTTGTCACGGCCATAGAGAGTTTTGATCCTGGATTAGCACGGCGGTAAGATTCAATACCCCTACGATTTAGTCCGCCTTTTGGATTTTGTCCCTCTTTGCGAGTCCATGCAGGAGACTTTTCTTCATCAACTTCTTGATTACCTTTACGTTGTGTTGGAATAGGACTCATGTTATTGACTCCGCCTTCCATTCCTTCACGAAGTTTCTTTACCGATTTCTTTTCTTCGCTGTGTTCACAACCGCAGCCAGCATTCTCTAGTTTTAATGCTGTCTCTACCAACTTTTCTTCCCACAACTCGCCATATTTTTCCATATACTTTTGCTGAGTTGATTCCTTTGACATCCAATTCTGAATGCTCTCGGATAGACCCATTGAATATGCTGAACCGTAACCGAATCCGTATGGAGTGCCAGCACGAGGAACACCAATCGTTGGGCCGATGCCGTCAGCGCCGAAAGCGTAGCCGCCCTGTACAGATGCTTCCATAGCCTCTTGCTTCAACTTGTCTGCGCTACGTTTCAATTCTTCTCTAGATTTTTCGGCTTCTAATGCTTTAGCATCAAGATCAATTCCTTGCTTTTCCATTGCTGTGCGAATTTTTTCCCAAGCAGACATTTTTCTTGCTTCTGCAACAAACTGCTCAAATGCTTCGTTTGTTGGTACACAGTTAGGTACCATACGATTGCCTTTCTTCTTCATGCCCTTTTGCTCATAACCATCCCAGCATGTACCCTTTTCTTCGTTGACAGATGTCCAACCACCACCTTTTGACTTATACCACTTTGCTGCCCAACCATTAGCATATGCTGATGGATATACATCGAACTTTTGTCTTGCCAGAGACTTAGCTTTTGACCATAGTTGTGGATTAGTTGGTTTATTTTTTTCCATTAAAACTTGTTCTGACATTCTATCACGATTAATCTTGTCAATTGCTTTTTGAACTGACTCTGTTTTGACCATAATAGGTTTATTGCCTTTACCTGATCTATCTGCCACGGGATCCTCTCTTCTCTTTCTTCTTGCTGATGCAGCGCGTTCTTTTTTACTCATCGAATATGCTCTAGATGCTGGCATACATTTTGGTTTGCCTTCGCCCGGCTCTCTAGCACAATCGCCTTTAATGTTACCTTTTGTATCAACTCTTTTCCAGTTACCCTCTGGATGTGTTTTACTAAACCAATTTCTTAAATCTTCACTCAACTGAACCTTAACTAACTTGCCGCCTTGACTGTGATATAATACTTTGTTTACACCATTAATCTTACGACCAAATCTACCAAAACCATAATAAGACAAACCAAGTCTTCTGGCTTGATTCATCAAATCATTATCCGGCTTGTGAATGACACTTGGCATTTCGACATTCTGTCTAATCTGAGTAAGTGTCTTGTATCTCTTTGGCTCTTGATATCCTGTGATACCACGATTTCTTGCTTCGCGTTCAATCCATTTTGCTGCTGCTGGATTTTGATTTTCAGAGCGAACAAACTGTTGAGCCATACGACGAATACGATTGAAGTTGGCCTGAATCTTTTCTTTTTCTTCTGGTCCAACTTTGCGAACATCTGCTGTGTTATCAATGACAGCAAACTTATCGTTACCAAAAATCTTTTGTAGTTCGCCAATATTCTTCTGTGCTAAGTCCCATTTCTGCTGACGAATGTTTGGAGAATTATCTGGCACGCCTTGCTTATCTGTGCCATCTGGAACTTTACGCTTACCCATCTTACCGCGTTCAACGTTACGCTCACGCGATACTTCATTGGAAGTGTTTACGAATACCATCATGGTTTCGTAACCGTCTGCTTCCAAGTTTTGTTTGATTGTCTTGATTTTTTCTAAGTCATCTGCTGTGCCGTTGATGATGAGACCTAGACGACCTGCAAGGACTAGACGCTCTTGTTCTTTCGTGATGTTCTTCGCGCGGCCGCGCACGATGTCGCGCTCAACTCTTTCTTCATCTGGCATCTCAAGGTCTAGACCGTTCTTCTGCATCAGATACTCAAATGCAACGTCAGAGTTGATTTCTTTCAATCCCTCGCCCGCAAGAGTGGAATTCATTACATAGTCTTTACCAGAACCTGGACCACCAGCCAAGAAGATAGCCTTGAGTTTGCCTGGATCATTTATGCCTTCGTTTAGATTTTCTCTAAGCGACTTAAAACTTTTTGTTGCTTTCTTTTGGTATTCACTTGATCCTTTTTTATCAAGCCAATATCTGTCAATACCATCGTCATACCAAAGACCAGATGTCTGATTTGTTATAACGTATTGCGACACACCAGTCGGTGATACTTCGCCTGTCACATTACCTAGACCGCGAATACCACCACCAATTGCTGCTGTGTTTGTTTCGACAACATAAGATTTGCCGAACATATCTGGATTGGCTTTAGCAAACCAACGCATAATCTTACCGGCTTCTGAATTGGCTTCATTCTCAATGTCAGAACCAGTTGCGCCTTCTTTCTCTATATCTTTACCTAACCGACCATCTTCGTTCTGCTTGTGATGCACAAGTTCATGAGCAACAGAACGGAATATATCCATCGGATGTCTGTTCAACGTAGAAATTGATAGTTCGTTTGATGCTGGATTATATGCTGCGAATGAATTGTATGAATCATCATCTGTCTTGTATCTGACAGTCGGCATAGACTTTAGACCAAGTTTATCAGATGCGAACGACACAAATGAATCCAGCATTGGCGCTAGTTCTTTGCGTGTAATTTCTTCTTTTAATTGCTTTAATGTTTTTGGTTTTGGAAGTTTAGCGGACAACAGTTTATGCACAGATACATCATATTTGCCAAACAAATCCTTGACAAACTCTTTCTGCTTTGCGTTGTCTAATGATACAAACTGCTTACGAAGTTCAGAAGCAGATGTGGCTGGCTTGCCTAGAACATCGAATGTAAATGTAGGAGTGACGATAACATAACCCTTTGGCATAGTTGTATCGCCGAAAGGTTGCAACTTCTTTTCATTGCCAGCATATGGTTGAAGATAACTTGGATTACCAGATTTGGTTGGCTTGAATGAAAAACGTGGATCTTCTTCCATGTCTTTTTGCGACACAGCAAAGACTAAAACCGTCGTCTTCGGATCGTAGTCTTTTAGTATTTCTCTGGCGATGTAGGGATTGGTAACTTGCTTGATACTGTTAGATGGGACACCAGCCAGTGTCATCATCTTGACTTTTTCTTTGAAATTGAATGGACTCTTAGGTAATTCTACTTTATCAGATGTGGCAATGACTGCATCGCCGAACTTTGACTTGAGCCATTTATAGACCTGTGCATGGCCTTTATGAAAGGGCTGAAAACGCCCTGGATATACTGCTAAAACTTTCATTATTCCCTCTATAGGAACATTAACTTATAGAGGTATTTAGTGTTTTATTGTTCTGACTCCATGGCCTTGTGCCAATACTTTTTCAGTATGTCCTGACATTCCTTCTCAGAATATGATTCAGGAACAGATTTACCCTTCAACTTTAGCCATATAGCATTGGCTATTTCTCTTTCCCATGTCATATCTCATATTTCTTTCTTTTGAGGGTTTCACGCACAACTGAAGTGATTTCTTCAGCGATGGTCTTGACTTTAGCATTTGGAGTATATTTGGACACTCTACCATCTTTTACCAGATAACCCACTGCTTCCACGTTCGGATAAAGAGATGCAACTTTGAATAGCATATCTAAGTTCTTTTCGTGGTCATCCCACATGCGAACACGGTCAAACTTACCAGTCTTTAGATATCTCTTGAGAATGACACCTTTGTTGATGTGGGCGGGTCCAGACTTTGAGACATTACCTGCACGTTCTACATAGACTTTATCAATCGGAAATCCATGGTCACGAAACGTCTGTAGAAACTCCTTATGGTCATCAAAGTCTGCTCGGGCAGTAAGAATAATCGAATGTGAGTTTTCTGTCTGTCTTGCGACGATGTTTTTTGCATTATTCAGAACCGAACGGATAGGTTTGAATGTATCACGAAAGATTTTACCTGACCTAAACTGAGCAAAGTCAAACTTTTCGTCTGGCGCCAGTTTGTAAGAATTGAACTCGCCAGGTTCTAGTATCTTTACTATCTTTCCGTCCTTGACAACACCAACTCTGGCCGATGTTCGACCAAGAGTGTCATCGATATCCCACACATTTAATGTACGGATTTCTTTGTTCATGATGACCAGTTCTTAGTAGCGTTAAAGTTGGCTTGTGAGAATTCCAATCTGTCAACTAATTTGACTGCTTTGCCCACACGGTCAATAGCAACAAAACCTTCTGGCGCTGTAACTTTCAATCCAGTTGAATCAATTCGAAGATAAGTACCTAAAGAATCTCTAACTGTCTGGAGTTTCTTGACAATCATATTCTTTGCTTTTGTTAGCAAGTTTTGTAAATCAAATATCTTCTTCAATTCATTCTTATTGCTGGTATAAAAACGCATCACGATATTCTTTTCTTGCTGTCTCTTAACCTTTGTGTCGGCCTTCTTCGCATCGGTAATGTTCTTGTTCAACTTTCTCTCGACTTCTAGAATGAGACCTTGAACGTGAGCAGTAGTATTAGTAATCTCTTGGCCTTCACGAACTTTGGAATTATTCCATGCTTTGATTTGGATTTTATAAGTGTCGTTTGTTGCAATCTCATTTAGTGTTCGTGCTGAGATTGTTCTGAACAGTGTGCCTGCTTGGGATAGAATGCTATTCAGTTCAGCCGTTTCTGATACAGTAAACGTTGCTGTACCGGATGCATCAACAAAAGAAGCGTCACGGAACCAGACATTCTTTGTCTGTCTAAGATTTCCAACGTCAGCACCAAACGATGCTTTCATATCTTCCATTCTATTACCGGAATAAGTCGTATGCCACACTATGCCCATTTTAGCAGATTTGATTTGTTTTGCAAGTGAAGAATCTGCTGGCACAGTATATACGATTGTATTTGGCTGAAAAGTAATATATTCTTTTCCATCAATCTTTTCAGACTTCAAATCTTCTTTGGTAAACATCATATCGCCTTGCAATACGCCATCGATATCAAGTTCAGGAAGATATTGTAGAGCAATCTTTAGTTTCCTGTTTAGACCTTCGCCAGGATGATTGTTGTCAACGTCATTGTTCGTATAGTTCAACTTTGCATTCTTTGCAAACACGCCTTTGGTGCCCACAAAGAATTTTCCATTCTCTGGATTAATACCAGCAAATATGGCTGGTGCACCATCCCACTTAGTTGTGAGATTTAGAGTTTTACCAGAAGCATGACCAGAAAGCATATCACGAAGAGACTGTAAAAAGGATATAGCACCTCTTGTGCCAGAAACTCCTCCATTGAGTACCTCGTCTTCTAGGTGTTCTAAGTGAAGGTTTTTGCCTTCTTTTGATTCTAATAGATAATCTTGATATAGTATCATTATACTTCCACTATTACTGCGTTTCTGGGAACACTGTCTGTTATGACTATTCTACCTGCACTATCGCCTCTAGACGGAGAGCGTCCATATATTTTTGGAATACCGCCCTGTTCTGCATCTGGATCAAACGTCTGATCCTCTCTTCTAGCCCTAAGTCTGAAATACAAATCATGAGTTTTTGCATACTCTTTAGATTCGGTTAAATTACCATTTAGAGTTAGAATATTCTTTTTAGAATCATAATTTGATTTTACATCCATTGGTCCAATATACATGTAGTCGATTGGTCCACCCATAGCTTTTGTGCCGACAACAATCTTTTCTTTGTTTAATCTTGATATCTTACCATAAACATCTGGAACTTTATCGCCCTCTTGTACACCCATATCTATCAACTTTTTGTGTGCGGCTTTCATGAATTTTCCAGCGATGCCAGGAATAATAGCCTCTAAACCCCTCATTCCGCCACCGGCTAGTGAAGGTGCCGCTTCACCTTTCAGAGATAGATTTACATCTTTCTTATTTTTTGTTGAAATTATGACATCTGTATATGGTTCAGAACCACTAGATTGTCTTCCTGTATATTTCTTGGCTCCAGAAACGTTTGATATTTTAACTGCGCCGGCTTGAACCACAATTGGCTTGTTTTTATTTTGTTTTACGGCCTTGTTTATTGCATTAACAACGCCAGTCTCTTGTCTCTCTGCCGCAACTCCAGCCATATTATTTCTCCGCTTTTACTTATTTATCTCTTCCTCAGATTCAATGGCCTTCCACTTATCCAATGGGCAAGAGACGTAGGGTAGTAAAGTTTTGTAGTCCATAAAGCAACCACATTCGGCGCACTGTGAGTTTATAGGATTAAACTTATCACATTTCCTACAGATTTCAAGTCTCTGTTCTGATATTTTAAATCTTTCTTTGAATAAATTAAACATTGACACCTCCACAAAATGACTATATACTTATATATTATCATGGAGTATATAATGTCTGATAAAATCTTTGTTCAAATTGCTGCATATCGTGATCCTGAACTTCTTCCAACAATCCGAGATTGTATCAAAAGAGCCGACAATCCTGAAAACTTAGTTTTTGCTATAGCATGGCAAAGATCCAAGGAAGACGAATGGGATACACTAGAAGAGTATGCAACTGACCCTAGATTTAAAGTTATTGATATAGACTACAAAGAAGGTCTTGGCACATGCTGGGCCAGACATCTTTTGAATGAAGCATATGATGGCGAAAAGTATACTCTACAGTTAGATAGTCATCATAGATTTGTTCGTGGTTGGGATACCAAGTGTAAGAAAATGATTAATGACTTGATTGAAGCAGGTCATGAAAAACCGCTTCTTACTGCATATGTTCCATCGTATGATCCTGAAAATGATCCTGCTGCTAGAGTGAAAGAAGTATGGAAGCTAGACTTCGACAGATTTACACCTGAGGGTGTCATATTCATGCTTCCTGCTAATCTAGAAAACGTTGAACAATACTCTTTGCCTATTCCGACTAGATTTTTCTCTGCTCACTTTGTCTTTACTTTTGGACAGTTTATCAGAGATGTTCCCTATGATCCTAATCTGTATTTCCATGGTGAAGAAATTTCCATGGCTGTTCGTGCATATACAGCTGGTTATGACTTGTTTATTCCAAATCAAATTGTTTGCTGG